GCCCTGACCCTCACCGTGCTGATGGTCCGGCATCCCGACGTCCCCGACGTCACATATTCGTACGACAGCGGCGACGCCAAGGTCACAATCGCAGCCGCATAGGAGGTCTTATGCTCGACGTCGAGGAGCGAATCGAATATGCTGCGGAAAGCCAGCAATTCAATGACATCGACGCGGCCCTTTTCAGCCATCACATAGCCATCATCGAATTCATGGCTGCCGCAAAGTACTATGATCAGACCGATCAAGACAGGCTCGACGAGGCCCGGGCCAAATGCGATGCCGCGCGCGCACAGGTCTGTCATGCCGTGTCCGAATGGATCATGAGACTGGAGTAACAAATGCCTGACGAAAAAACACACGCCGATGCCGTGCGGCTCTATCTGACCGGGGCCGCCTCCGATGGCGGCGCCCAGGCCGATCCCGACCTGGCGCTCGGAAAATACCGCTCGAGCACCGAGGTCACGCACCTCAGTCAGAGCGTGGCCAGCCCCATCGCCAACATCACGATCGCGTTTGCCGCCGGCGAGAACGGCACCGGCGCCGGCAGCCTCACCGCCAGCGGCGTCGATGAGCTGAAATGGACTCCGCCCGGCGGCTCGCAGGGGGCGGGCGTCACCATCGCCAATGGCGAAACCAAGATCGTCGAGGGCGGAACCACCGTCAGCAAATACCTCCGCGTCACGCGCACCTCGACGGACGACCTGACGGGCACAGCCACCGTCACGCTCGCCGAGAGCATCAATAATCTGATCGGCTATGACGACGTCTCGAGCGCGGAGGCCTCCGCCGGCGACACCGAATATCGCTGCATGTGCTTCAAGAACGAATCGGCCAACGACGTGACGGTGCTCAAGGTGTGGCTCCAGACAATAGGCACGGCCCGCGTCTCGGCGGCCGCACAGCTCGGGGCCAGCGGAGCCGGCACCATCGGCATCTCGAGCGGCGACTTTTCCGACTGGCCCGCCACCGGCTACTGCCGGATCGAAACGGCCGCCGATGCCGAGCGCGAAATCGTCTATTATTCGAGCCGCACAGCCACCGTGCTGACCGTGCCGGCAGCCGGACGCGAGATGCTGGGCACAACGGCCGCCGCCGGCGCCGCCGCCGACAATATCTATGCCGTCCCGGGCATCGCCATCGCCAAGGACGCCCCGGACGCCCAGCCCGACGGCGTTTTCGAAGACGAGACTGGCACCGGCGAAGGCACCGATCCCGGCGTCGGGAGCTGGGCCACCGGCATTCGCGTGGCCGACGGCATCGAGATCGGCACCCTGACCACCGGGCAAATCTATGGCCTCTGGTTCAAACGGCACGTTCCGGCCAGTGCGGTCGCCGCCGCGAGCGTCCGCAACCTGATCGATTTCAGCTTCGATGCAACCTGAGGATCCTAATGGGCAGTTACGTGGGAGCCGGCAGCGGAGTCGCTGCGGTCTTCAATTCATTCGCAGGCGAGGGCCGCGGCACATTCGCCGTGCTGATCCCCTGCACCGGCGCACTCACCGGCCTGCATCGCATCGCCAACGACGCCCTTGACCGCTACGAACTGTTTCGCGGCGTCGACGCCAGCCCCGACCTCACCGCGGCCGCCTGGGAAACTTTCTCGACGCTCCCCCACGTGTCGGCCGCATTGGATGCCGATGCCACGTATCATTTTGTGCTTCGCGATCGTAACAAGTACGGCCTCAGCTCGCAAAACATCGAAGAGACGCTCCTCGAGATCGATGCCGGCGGCGACTTGGTGGCCACGCCGCCCAGCGCACCCGACGACGTCGCCATTGCCGCGAACGGCAGCGGGGCCATCACTCTCACGGCGAGCTACCAATATCTCGAGGATGGAACTGACGCCGCAACGCAGTTCCTGATCTTCCTGACGGACGACGACACCGCCCCGGATCCCGACGAGGACGAACCGACCGTCGTAACAATGACCAAAGCGGACGGCGTCGCGAAGCTCGACTGGGATTCGAGCGGCCACGGCGATGCCGCCGTCATTCGCGTTGTCCTTCGCACGCGCCGCATCGACGCCGGCCCCGCCAACGTCGATTCCACGAACACTGCCGAGGTGACGGCGACGACCTCGACGAGCGGGCCCGCCGCCCCGACCGGCGACCTGCTCATCGGCAACTATCAGCAGAGGCAATAATGGCCGAAATCCAAGTGACAGCCGGCGACCAGGACACCATCCGGCCCAAGGTGCAGCTCAAGGTCCTTACGAAAGCCACCTGGGCCGGCACCTGGGCTCCGCAGCAATACCTGCAGCCGCTCTCGGCCGTGGCGGCGTGCGCGCCCGGCACTTCGCAGGCCACATTCGGCTGGCGATACGGACAGATCAAGCACGAGGACGAAACCGCGTTCGCCCAACGGGATCCCATCGACCTCCGCGAGCAATTCATTCAGATCCGCAGCACCGACGCCAACGGCACGCGCGCAATATGGACGGGCGTCGTCGGCCCAGAGATGTTCCAGCTCCACGCGACCGCCGACGAGAACCCCAGCGGCCTCCAGACCATCGTGGCCTATGGTCTCGAGCACCTCCTCGACCGCATCAGCATCACAACGGCCCGCGTCCTTTTCAGCCCGGGCCAGGTGAGCACCATCAATTGGGTGCCGGTTTTCAATGAGCGATACCGGCGCGGAATGGCCGAGGCCGGCAACCGATCCACGGACGTCCAGACGGCGGACGTGCATGTTTTTTCCGACGACGGCGCGGTCTGGACGAATCTGGACATCGCAAATTACCTCCTGACCTATCACGTCAAGGGCTCCACCTACTACCGCGAGGGCGACGTCGAGTTTGTGCTCTCGGGGCAGTACTCCATCCTTGATGAGATCACTGGGGTGCATCGTTTCGAGGGTTTCAGTGTCCGCCAGGCGCTCAATCACCTCATCGAGCGGCAGCGCGGCCTGGGCTGGACCATCCGGACGTCCGGCAGCGGCATCGTCTCGATCCATATCTTTTCCGTGTTCGGCAACGACGTGTCCGCCGGGGACGTCACTATCGCGGCCAACGCCGAGCAGGTGGGAATCGATCTCGACAGCCAGATAGACGTCGAGGAGGCGATCATCAAGGCCGCCACGCCCACCTATCACGCCATTCGAGTGCAGGGAGCGCGGCTCAAATGCACTTTCTCGGTCGATGTGACCGGCGGCGCCCTCGAGAAGGACTGGACGGCCGGCGAAGAGACTGCCTATGGCACGGCAACCGACGACGAACGCTGCACCGACACGCACGAGAAAGTTTTTCAGCGGTTCCGGCTCAGCTCGTCATGGGATTGGGAAACGCTCTGGGGCGGCAACACTGGCGTCGCCGCGCCTCGGATCAATCCGGACGGCTCGGTCGACGACTCCCAGGCCTGCCAATACTGGAACGACTTCAAAACGCTCCTCGGCAGGTTTCCGCTCGATGCGTACGACGGCAACGGCGTGCAGATGGTCAAGCCGCTGATCCTCGTGCAGGATCCGCTCGACGGCGGCAACTATGTCCAGGTCGACCGCCCCAATCCGCTGTCCAACTTATCGTGTGGGATCAAGCTGCTCGACGATGAGTTCGGCTTTCAGCTCAAGCCTAACGGCCTGAATCACATTCTCGGACGCAATCATTTTGCCGGCAGCTCGATGCAGGAGGTGGCCTATGACTATGAGACGATGGTGGCGACTCTTGGCGTGGTTTCTGACGAGCGGCTCAGGGTGGAACTGTTCGCGGCTGATTATCAGAGCGTCGTCAATCCGCGCGTGCTCGAGCTGGACGTGCCCGATGCAGAAATGTGGTACGTGGCTCCCCAGACTATTTTTGCGGTGGTCGATGGCGGCCGCGCGACAGTCACAGGAGAGACCCTCGGCAACGGCGGCGGACTCCTCCGCGACGACAGCGGCCGCCTCCGCACGATCGCCGCCCTTGCCCAGGCGTGGTATGGCCAGCCTCGCACCGCCGTATCGCTCACCGTGCGGCGCCTGTCCGAGCTGCCTGCGGTCGGCGCCTATCTCACCGGCATCTCTGGCTCGTGGCCGCGCGACGCCATCGGGACAGTTGTCACGCGCAAAGGCTGGGATTTCAGCGGCTTCGCAACGACGCTCGAGACCGACTATTGGGAGCTGGACGTTGCGGCGATCGCCGACGTGCCGGGCATGTCTGATATCAGGTCGGTCGGCCGCGCGATCAATCGGATGCAGGCCGACCTCACCGAGCTGCAGCAGACCGCCGCGCGGCCGCTCGAGAGAAGCTCCGGAGGCACTCCGCTGCCACGAATCTATGAGGCAACGGCCAATGAGAGCGGCGGCGAGATCACCGTGCAGCCCGTCGAGAGCGACGGCACGCTTGTGGGCAGCGAGATCACACTCAAGGTGGTGGCGGAATGACCATAAGCGCAGGCGACAGAGTAATTGCACTGATGGGAGCCGACGGCGAACTGGTAGCGCATCCGGTCGGACGGCCGACGGCGTCGGGCGACCGTTGCATGGCTGCCCTGGCGGCCGATGGCGAGCTGGCGGCGGTCGCCGTTGAGCCCGTCGAGCTTGACGGCGAACGCGGGTTTGCTGCCCTGGCGGCCGATGGCGAACTGGCGGCGATGCAGGGTGCTGCCGTGGGGCGCACAGTTTGCACGGGCCAGGTAACGGCACAGTTCCATTGGAACACGCCATCCAGCGACGAAGAATTCGACAGCGCCGACCTGGAAATCGACGGCGATGATTGCACGTTTTGCGAGACCGGCAACTTTGTCATCGTGGATGCGGAGAACGGCTACCTGCTCAGGCGCTCGGTTGTGTTGCGTTACGAGGAGGGCGATTCCAAATGGCATCTCTATGCAATGTTTTACTGGGATAAGTACGTGTGGAATCCAGTAGGCGAAAGATGGGATTGGGCAGGAGATGCTGATTTGCACGCTTGGCATGGCACCAGTGACACCCGCACCGGCACATTCCCCGGCGACTATTTTAGCTATGCCGTCTTTGAACCAGGCGAACCTGATGATGCAACAGTAAGTTAAGGGGGAATAAAGTTTGCCTGAATATAACGACGAAGACGTGAATGAAGATGGCTCCACCGATATTCTCGACCTGATCGCAATACGAAACGACCTGTGCGAGGATCCGGAGGATCCCGGAGCCAACCCGCGGGCCGATGTCAATGGCGATGGCCGCATCGATGCCGTAGATTTTTGGCAAGTACTTTATGAAATCGACCCGTGGCCATAATCGTTTGCCCAAATGGCTACGCCGCCGGCGTATTGCCTGCCGCCGGTGCGAGCATCGCGACCGATCGGTAGCCTCCGGCTGCAGCCTGATGTCCGGTGCAACCAAATGCTACCGCCGAAGAGAAAGGACCTGCTGCCCCGACGACCCGCCCCGCTGGGGGCCGGCGCCAACGAAAGAAAGGAAAGATCGATGACCGACAAAACCACGCAAACGCTACTCGGCGCAGTCGGCTCTATTCTGCTCGTGGTCTTCGCGTGTGTTATGATTGGCTTCTGGCGCTGGACAGCCGTGCGTTTGATCGAGCTGCAGTTGCAGATGACCGACATCCGCGGGCGCGTCACCGCGATCGAAGCGACATACAACGCGTACGACACATGGCTCGGCCGGATGGACAAGAAACTGAACAAAGTTGCCGAGGATACGGCATTCATTCGAGGCAAACTCGAACCCAGAGAATAAGGATTCGGAATATGGTCGAATCAGGAAGCCCTTACGGAGTCGAGCTGATCCTTGATCTGCACGGCTGTGACGTCTCGACCTTCAACCGCACCAGCCTCCGCAAGTACTTTGCCAAGCTCTGCAAGGCAATCGATATGAAGCGGTGCGATCTCCACTTCTGGGATGACTGGCAGGTGTCGGTCGAGGAACGGCAGACGGCGCCGCACACCAAGGGCACGTCCGCCGTCCAATTCATCCTCACCAGCTCGATAGTGATCCATACGTTGGAACTGCTTGAGGCGGCCTACATCAACATCTTCTCGTGCAAGCCATTTGACAAAGAGATCGCGGAACGGATCACCAGGGAATGGTTCGGCGCAACCGAATGCCGGACCCACATCATCGAAAGGATTTGAAATGGAAGTGACCGAACGAGAAATGAGCCTTTGCCCCCACGAAGGGAACGGCTCGTTGCTGAGATACTTTGAGGAGGGCGTCCGGCAATCCCTGCATGCTGGTGAGATTCCCGTGCGGTTCGTTGTCACATCCACCAGCGCCGCTGGGGCTTATCGCTGTGAATTCGGTGTTCTGTCTGGTGCGGACGATGTCCCTACCGTGCGGTTCGATTCTATTTTTGAGTTTGTGCCCCGGCTCGCCGAGAACTCGGACGAATTCAATGCGGTGATGATCGTCCCCACGGGGATCGGCGCCAAGATAGGCGGCCACGCCGGCGACGCCACGCCCGCCGCAAGGTTGCTGGCCTCGGCCTGTGATACCCTGATCACGCATCCCAACGTCGTGAATGCCTCGGACATCAATGAGCTGCCTGAGAATGGCCTCTATGTCGAGGGCAGCGTGCTCGCCCGGTTGCTCATGGGCACGGTCGCGCTGCAGCGGGTGCGATCCAATCGCGTTCTGCTGGCCATCGACAAACATGAGGATCCGCGCATCTCCGATCTTGCCATCAATGCCGCCTCCGCGGCACGGGCGACGCTGGGCCTCGACTGTGCCGTCCGAATGCTCGATCGCCCGCTACGAATCCGCGGGACTTACTCATCCTCGGGCCGAGCGGTCGGTCGTGTGGAGAACCTCGAGCACATCTGCGGAGTGCTCGCGGATCACCGGGCGGAATTCGACGCGGTCGCCATCGCCTCGGTGATCGAGGTGCCCCACAGTGCCCACCTGGAGTATTACCAACTGGCCGGAGAAATGGTCAATCCGTGGGGCGGCGCGGAGGCCATGCTCACGCACAGCATATCGATGCTGTTCGATGTGCCGTCGGCCCACGCCCCGATGATCGAATCGATGGAAATCTCCGCGCTGGAGGTCGGCGTGGTCGACCCACGGATGGCTGCCGAGGCGGTTTCGACATGTTACCTGCATTGCGTGCTAAAGGGGTTGCATCGCAGCCCGCAACTTGTCACCGACCCGACATTTTGGGGCCATGCCGATACCATCAGCGCCGCCGACGTGTCGTGCCTGGTGATTCCTGATGGTTGTGTCGGCCTGCCCACGCTTGCGGCCTTGGAGCAGGGCATCCCGGTGATTGCCGTCCGCGAGAACAGCAACCAGATGAGAAACGACCTCCGAGCGTTGCCATTTGCGCCAGGCCAGCTATTCGTTGTGGAGAATTACCTCGAGGCCGTTGGCGTGATGACGGCCCTCAAGGCCGGCGTGTCCGTGTCCGCCGTCCGACGGCCACTGGCAGCAACAAAGGTTTCGTCCTAGGTAAGAAAGAACTGAGGAGAAGTAAGATGATTGTGTTTGTCGTGATAGTCACCGTGGTGTTTGGTATTGGGATAGCGGCATTCATTTCAAAAGCCGCGGAGCATTGGAGGCTGATCTGCGAAATTCACGGAAGAATCGGGCGCTTGAGCAGTCGAGTCGCGCAGTTGGAACGCAATGAGACTAATGAGAAGCCCGAGCCCCAGCCGGGGACGCTGGTTGTCAGAAAAGATGCCGCAGGCAAAGTGACTGACCTCTTCTTTGTCGGGGAGGATGGGGCACAATATGCAATCGACCCACAGGATTGCTACCCCGCAAACATTTCGTTTCCCGGTACGTCTGAGAGCCAAGCTGGCAGGCCTGTGCGGGTTGCGTTCGGGCCGTGCGAGGAACAATCCGAAAATAACCCTTGATCGTCACCACAATATGTGGTAGGATTGAAACGTCAGGGCGGATTCCCGGGCGGTAGCGCGGGAACGCCCACCGGAAAAATTGAATAACGAACAGCGTCACGCGGTAGCGGACGAGAACTGCCAATCCGGCAGGCCTCGCCCGCTACCGCTTTTTTTTGTTCGCCTGCTCAAAAAGGAGCCCACAAATGCGAACCGACAAATTGAAAGTCCACCAGGACGAAAAGGCCACGGTCATCGCCGCGATGAGAACCATCAAGAACAGCGCCGATGCCGAAGATCGCAGCCCAACCGACGAAGAGAACAAGCAATTCCGCACGCTCGATGCCCGCTGCGATCAGATCAATGCGGACATGGAGTTCGAAACCGCACTCCAAAACCGCGAGGCGGAAATCGACATCCAGCCGGTCGTCGAGACGCAAATCAGCGTCTCGGACGCGCCCATCACGCTCGATCAGGGCTGGAGGAGCTTCGGCGAGCAGCTTGCCGCCGTGGTGCAGGCCTCACGGCCTGGGGTCATCCCGGATCCGCGGCTGACGCTCGCGGCCGCTAGCGGCCTGGGCGAGAGTGTCCCCAGCGACGGCGGATTTTTGGTCAATCAGGACACGGCCGCCGAGCTGATGCGACAGACCATCGAAACAGGCATTCTCTCGCGGATGTGCCGCAGCCTGCCGATCAGCCCCACCTCCAACGGCCTGAAGATCAAGGCCATCGAGCAGACGAGCCGGGCCGACGGTTCGCGGTGGGGCGGTGTCCAGGCCTATTGGCTCGCCGAGGCCGCCGCGAAGACCGCCACGACCCCCAAATTCCGGCTCGTCGAGATGAGTCTGCACAAGCTGATCGGCCTGATGTACGCCACGGACGAGCTGCTGGCGGACACGGTGGCTCTCGAGGCGCTCATCACCGAAGCGTTCGCCGAAGAGTTCGGTTTCAAGATCGACGACTCGATCATCAGGGGAACCGGCGCCGGGATGCCGCTCGGCATCATGAATGCGGGCGCCCTGGTCAGCGTTGCCAAGGAGACCGGACAGGCGGCCACGACCATCGTCTCGCAGAACATCGAAAAAATGTATTCGCGGATGCCGGCGCGGTCCCTGTCCCGGGCCGTCTGGCTGATCAATACCGATTGCTGGCCGCAGATCTTCCAGCTCTCGCACGCGGTCGGCACGGGCGGCGTCCCCATGTTCATAATGCCGGGGATGTTGCCGAATGCTCCGGCCGGCGCCCTCCTGGGCCGCCCGATCATCCCCATCGAGCAGTGCGAGACGCTCGGGACGGCCGGCGACATCTTCTTCGTCGATCTGCAGGAGTATCAGCTCATCACCAAGGGCGGGATGGAAGCCGCGACGTCGATCCACGTGCGATTCGTGAATGATGAGACGACCTTCCGGTTCGTGCTGCGGCTCGACGGCCAGCCCCGCTGGAATTCGGCCCTCACGCCCTACAAAGGTTCGAACACGCTGTCTCCCTACATTCGCCTGGCGGTCAGGAGCTGAGCACCGCACCAACACGCTGATCGGAACCATAACCACTGACCGGAAAGGATCACACAAATGACACTTCTCGCGGAAACTACTCAGATTGTCAGCGGATTCATCCCCGTCGACATGCAGACGGCCGCCAACACAGGCGACTATGTCTCCCTGAAAAACTACAACCACGTGGCGGTCGTCCTTTTCAAGGCGGTCGGCACGGCGGGCGATGACCCGACCCTGACAATCGTCCAGGCGACCGACGTGACCAACAGCCTCAGCGACGCCAAGGCGCTGAATTTCACGACCGTCTGGACCGAGCAGGCCACCGTGCTCACGGCGACCGGCACCTTCACGAAAAACACCCAAACGGCCGCCAACACCTACACCGAAGCGACGTCCGCGGAGGACGCCGCGATCTGGATGGTCGAATTCGACGCGCAGGATCTCGATCTGGCGAACGACTTCGACTGCATCATGGCGAGCGTGGGGGACGTCGGAAGCAATGCGCAGCTCGGCTGCCTGCTCTATATTTTGTCGGAGCCGCGGTACGCCCAGGCGACGCCGCCGAGCGCAATCACCAACTGATCGCCGCAACACTGACCGGGGGCGGCCCGGCCGCCCCTCACAACTAGCAGAAACAAGGAGCCAAACTAATGGCAAAGAGGAATCCGCTCTATGTGCAGGATCAGCCCGGCGGCGGGGCGGTCGTCGTCGATATGAATTCGGGCACCGGCAATCAGTGGTATGTCGATTCCGGCAATACCACGAATGGTGGCGACACCACGAGCCACGGCCTGACGCCCGACGCGCCGTTTCTGACGTGGGATTATGCCGATAGCCAGGCCAGCGCCAACAACGACGACGTCATCCATATGATGGCCGGCCACGCCGAGACCATCATCACCGCAACGGCGCTCACCCTTGCCACGGCCGGCGTCAAAACCATCGGCCACGGCACGGGCAGCGACCGACCGACCATCACCTTCACGACGTCCGTCGATGCCGACTGCAACTTCGACGGCGCGAACCTCACCGTCCGCAATGTGCTGTTCGTCAATGGCATCGATTCGCAGGTGTCGATGCTCGACTTCAATTCGACGGACACCTGGCTCGACGGATGCGAGCTGCGCCAGGGATCGGCCATCGCGCCGCTGGTCGGAATCGACATCAATGGCGGTGCCGCCAACGCCTGCGACCGATTCAAGCTCACCGACAACATCATCAATATTCCGACCGCCGGTGTCTGCAACGGCGGAATCGAACTCGGCGAGGTCGCCGATGGCGGCATCATCGCCGGCAACGACATTCGTGGTGACTTCGACGATGCCGGAATCCACAATCCGACCGGCAAGGTGCTCACCAACCTGACCATCAAAGACAACCGCGTCGCGAACCTCCTTACGGGTCAGCACGCAATCGAGCTGGTCTCGGCCTGCACGGGAATGCTCAGCGACAATCGGCTCTATTCCGATGGCATCACTACGATGCTCGATCCGGGCTCGATGAAATGCAACAACAACATCGGCACCGATGCCGTGGATCAGTGCGGCGTGCGGCTGCCGGGCACCTCCGCCGATGCCTTCCCCGACGGCTCCATCGATGCCAACGTGCTCGGGGCCGACTGCATCACCGCTGCAAAGGTTGCGGCGGGCACAATCGACGCGGCAACCTTCGCCGCGGATGCAATCGATGCGGCGGCCATCGCATCCGCGGCTATTGTCGGTGCGAGCATCGACAACACATTCGTGACCAAGAGCATCCTTGGCGTGACCGTCACGCGGGCACTGGCGGCCATCCCTCAGACCGGTGCCAGCGCACTCTTCACCGTGTCTGGCGGGCTGGTTATCGTGACCTCCATTGTCGGCGAAGTGACCACCGCAGTCGGAAACGTAGCGAACGCCACGAAGCTCGTCGCCAACCCGACCACGGGCACAACCAACGACCTCTGCGGCACGCTCGACATCGACAACTCCGAGATCGGCGCCCTGTTCGGGATCACCGGCCTGAAAACCGATGCAATGGTCGGCGCCGTCGACCCCGGCGTGTCCGGTAGCACTGTCATTCCTTACCAGCGACCGGCGGTTGCCCCCGGCACGATCGACATCGACTGTGCGGGGAGCGATGGCGGTGGCGGCCGGGTGCAATGGACGCTGACCTACATTCCGCTCGAGAGCGGTTCCACCGTGGCTGCCGCCTAAGCGCGGCGACCCGTCCCTGGCGGGGGCGCGCGATGATCTCCCGCGTCCCCGCCGCCCGCAAAAGGAGCGAATAATGGCAGGATCAGTCGCACAGACCTATCACGAACTTGGCAACGTCAAGAAAGCGGTTTTCACGTGCGTTGCTGATGCTTCCTTGGCCACCTACCCCGACACGGAGCTCACGACAAAGCTCGAGGGCAAGCTGTTCGCTCTCGAGACGAACCCGGGCACCGTCGCGCCGCAGAGCAATTATGACATCACCATCGAGGACGAGCACGGTCATGATGTGCTCGAGGGAGTCGCGGCCAATCGCCACGCGACCAATACCGAGAAGGCGGCAATCGTGTTCTCGGGCACGAGCATCCATCCCGTCGTGACCGAGAGCGACACGCTGACGCTGAAGATTGGCGGCAACAATGTCAATTCGGCTGAGACTGTGATCACTTTGTATTACGGATACGCATAGGATGGCCACCACTCTCAGCGCAGGGCCGGCGACGGAGCCGATCACAACGGCTGAGGCGAAGCTCCATCTTCGGGTCGATCACTCAATCGACGATGCCCTGATCGATTCGATGACGGCGGCCGCCCGCGAGTGGGCAGAGGCGGCCACCGGCAGGAAGTGCGTCACTCAGACGTGGCTGCTGAAGCTGGATGCGTTCCCATCGGAGATTCGCCCGCCCTTCCCGCCGCTGTCGTCGGTCACTTCGATTGGCTACATCGATACGGCGGGTGTGACGCAGACGCTTTCGGCCTCGAGCTACTCGGTCGATACCGATTCCGAGCCGGGCCGCATCGTGCCGGCGTACGGCGAGAGCTGGCCGAGCACGCGGGGCATGTCCAACGCCGTGACTGTGACCTATGTGTGTGGCTATGGTGCGGCGTCGGCCGTGCCGGATTCGATCAAGGCGGCAATCAAGCTGCTGCTGGGCAATATCTATGAGCATCGCGAGGACGTGGTGCCTGTCCAGATGTCGAACCTGCCCGATGGGGCCCGGCACCTGCTGAGCCCTTACCGTGTGTTCGGAGCGGATTTCTGATGCCGATGCAAGCCGGGAAATTGCGCAGCCGAATCAAGCTTCAGGAGCGGCTCACGTGGCAGGCGAATGACGGCGAGGAGCGCTCCGCGTGGGTGACCATCGACGACGGGACGGTCTGGGCCAATATCATCACGCCGGGCGGCGCCGAGACGCTCGGGCAGCAGCAAATCAATGCGGACGTGACTCACACGATCAGGATCCGCCGGCACGCGCTGACGATCACGCCCAGGCATCAGGTGCTGTTCGGCGAGCGGATTTTCGACATCAATGCGGTGACGGATCCCGCCCAACGAGACGAAATGCTGATTCTGCAATGCAAGGAGCAGGTCTGATGGCCACTTATGATGATTATGGTGTTGCGGATGTGTGGCACCCTGTGGCTTGGGAGCCTTGGTATCGGCGGTTCGTGAGATTCCTGTGGCGAGGCAAAGCCTGATGCGGTTTCGCAGCAAATTCTTTCGCCTTGCCCGCTACCAGGGGCCAGATCCGACGAGACTTGTGCTTGAGTTGCGGCCGTGGTTTGGGGCCTATTTGCGCGTGACGCTGCTGGTGTGCCGATGCTTGGCGTTTGCCATGCGTGTGACTCCGGGCCGGCTTGGAACGTGGTGCGGCCTCCTTGGCGTCGGAATCGGGCGGTGCTTGCTCAAGTTTGTGCGCGACGGCAGTGGCGGAAAGTGTCGGCCCGATGCTGATGGGATGGGTGAGCCCGTGCTGAAGCTCCCGCAGAGGAGGAAAGCCTGATGTCCGGTCTGATGGAAATGAAACTCGAGGGCGCGGACGCGCTGGAACGGAAGCTCACGACGCTGCCGGCCAAGGTGGGCAAGAAGATTGTCCGCACGGCCGTGCGAAAGGCCGGCAATGTGATCCTCGCAGCGGCCAAATCCAAGGCCCGGCAGAATGTGACCGGTCAGATGGGCGGACTGATTGCGAAGTTCCTCGTCCTGCGCAACCAGAAGAAGCAACGCAAGGGTTCGTTCGGGATGAGTGTTTTTATCAGCGAAAAGGGCAACCCGCAGTTCGTGCATGTCACACAGACCGGCGTGCGGCACTACATTCCATCGGCCATTGAATATGGCCACGGCCGCAATAAGGAACAGGCTGCCCGGCCTTTCATGCGGCCGGCGTTCCTTCAGAACCAACATAAGGCGGAGAAGGTGCTGCTAACGGGGCTGCGGATTGATATTGAGGCCGAGGCGGCCAAACCAGGCTGAAAGGAGATCGGGATGAAGAAGCTGATTGTGCTTGCATTTGTGCTGCTGTGCGGTGGTTGCGCGGCCTGGCAGGCGATGCGTGAGACGGAAACGGCGCAGTTTGTCAAGTGGCTCGAGGGGGAGGCTCCGGGTGCGAGTGAGATCGCGGTGCGGGATGGCAAGGTGTTTGTGACGCGGCTTGATGGCTCGGTCGAGAGGCGCGAATTGCCTGGCACGGCGGAGGACGCCGGTGCGCGGTTCGGCGAGCGGGCAACGGCGGCGATTCGGAGGTCTGTCGAGACGGGCTCGCCCTGGCCGGGGATTGTCGGGATCGCGGAGGCCGGGCTGCTGGCACTTGTCGGCGGCTACGCGGCGAAGAAACGCAAGGCTCATCTCGAGGCCTCGGAATTGGCGGAGACGCGGTCGGAACAGGTCGATGCGATGATCCTGGGGATCAAGGACGCGACTCTGCCTGTCGGTGCGGCCGCCGAGGCGCGCAAGACGGTGGCGCAGCGGATCTCGGCGCTGGCGAAGATGGCGGGCGTCGAGCACGGGCCGAATGGCCTGAAGGCGCGGGTCGAGGAATTGTGTGCGAACGTAACGAAAGAATCCGGCTGACGAGACGAGGTGATGATGGAAACTCTTGGCATTATGATAGCGCTGGTGGTGTCGCTCCTGGCATTGGCCGTCAGTTACGGCGCGCTGCGTCAGACAGTAATCGGCCATTCCGCCGCGATCCTGATCCTGCAACAGGAGGCCGAGAAGCGACTCGCGATATTGCAGGGAATCGATACAAACCAGCAGCTTCTCACACAGCGGCTCGAGATAATGGAGAAGGGGTGACAAATGAACTATGAAATACTGAACTTGGAACTGGCAACAGACCCGCTGACGCTCAGCTACCTTGGAAAGACCGACGCTGAGGTCGCGGCGATGCTCAACGAACAGGATCGCGTGATCAGCCGGCGGG